GTGCTGTTTTATTCAGTATGTGCGATACTTCTATGGGTGGCGATATACAAGTTGTTTATAATCAATGAGTAAAAATTCATTTATAAATTGGGAAAATGCACCTATAGGTAAAGAAGCATTAATTGCTTTATTTATTTTTATAAGCGGATTAGTAGGTGAAGGTTTTTATTTCTATAATCGTTTTATTGAATTAGAAAGTGATATGTTAGAAGCTAATACTCAAATAGAAGAATTATTATCTAAGCATATTGAAAACGAAGAACAAGAATTTGCAAAGTTAGAAGAACGAGTAAAATTCTATGAAAAAGAGTTTAACATCAATCCTTTAAGTTGGAGAAAGAAGAAGAAGCAATGATTTGTATTGATTTAGGTTGGGTATTGCTAGGTAGTGCAAGTATTCTATTAATATCTGGTTATTATCAGGCTCTAATAGGAAAATGAGTAATTTTATCGTTGGCGTTCTGTTAGCTGTTGTATTTACTGTTTTTATGTTATCGTGTAGTGATGATTATGTTACATATGAAACTCGTATCATTGATGCTCAAAATAAAGTACCTTTATATTTTTGGTGCGATGCCATGCCAAATTATGATTCTGCAAATACATGGTATCCTGAGTTTACTTACTATGTATATCAATTAGAAGAAGGTGAATACGATGCTTATTTTCATGCATATCTTATAACAGATGACAGTGTTTCTTGGTCTGGTACTAAAGAAATATTTTTGGATAGTGGAAAGAAGATACTAGGTCACTATTCTGGAATTAACACTGCTTTTATTCCAGGTGAATTGTTAGGAAGAACTACTCCTATGGCTTATGTAAGCATTGAGTATGATTGAAATATAGGGTATGTTCTATTATGGCAAATGTTATCAACGAATTATCCATGCTTTCAAGAGAAGAACAGGAGTTTATACTTGAAAACATGTCACATGAATATAATCCTATTGAAATAGATGGTCAGGTTTTTATGATACCTAAAGAAGTGAATGAACTAATAGATAATCTAGTAAATCAAATAAGTGAATTAAAAATTAAACCTAAGAAAGCTGTTGCAAAAGAAGCTCATTAAAGGAAAATCTCATTATGTATATGATGGGATAGATGAATTTTTAGAGCATAATCCAAAAACAAATATAGTATTTGATTGGAGAAAAGCTAATGAGGGTGATTGGGTGTTAAGTGATGACAATAGAGTTGTGCAACTTTTAAAAGTTAGTAAAAGCGTTAGTCACCCCGGAGATAGAAAAAATTATAAATATGCTAGTGGTTGGGTAAGAACTGTTGTTGGCAGTTTCCTTAATCGACCAAATGTCAAGATGGATACGGATTTTGATCAACATCCTAATAGATATACATTCTCTAAGAAGATAAAGAATACTGCAAATCGTGTGTATAAGAGAAAGAACGTTACTAATAAAGAGAAAGAATTTGCAACAAATGTAGTTGTTGGTATGGGAGCAGTTGAAGCATATAAGAATGCTTATAAAGAATTGTCATCCAGCAAAGCAAGAAAGAAAGCAACAATATTATTAAAACAGGAAAGAGTTATGAAAGAAATAGAAAAGTCCGTACTCGATGTAGCAAAAGAAATGGGCGTTGACCATGAGTATGTTTTAAGTAAGTTAAAGTCACTTGCTGATTATAGTGAAGATGACAACATAGTTCTTCAGTCTGCTAAAGAGTTAGGAAAGATAGTAGGAACTTCAGGGACTACAGTAAAACAAAGAGAAGTTGGACTACTAGGAGTTTTTCAGGGTTTTTCTCCTGAGGAGATCGAAGGTGCATCAAGAGAACAAAAACAACTAAAAGAGGGGTAGGTTGAATAATGGTTTGTCCACACTGTACATCAATGTATGTCAAAAAAGACGGCATAAAAAAGAATAAAAGTACAAAGAATCAGAAGTTCAAGTGTAATTCTTGTTCAAAAAACTTTTCAATGCCATTTGAATCATATATACCAGATGAATTTCCATCAGTAAAGCCTGGGGAAATCTTAAGTGTGAAGTCTGATAAAATGATGAGGATCCATTGTTTAACAGATGTTCATGTAGGAGCTAATGAATTTGATATTAAAAAGTTCAAGCAGGCAGTCGCTGCTATTAAAAAGGATAGATATTCTAAGTGGTTTGGTAATGGCGATCTATTAGAACTAATACCTCCCGGATATAAAGCAATTTCAAGTAGAGGACAGAATATACCACCAGATGAGCAGTACCTTTCATTTATCAAGCTCGTTGAGCCTATCAAGGATAAATGCCTATTTATAAGAGGTGGTAACCACGATTTTTTAAGAAGTTATACGATATTAGACTTTGATGTATGTAAGACATTAGCTGCTGAGATGAATGTTCCTTATTTCCAGTATCCCGGTTATACTTCAATAGATATAAGTGGTACTGTATGGAATATGGTATCTGGCCATGGCAAGAGTGGTGCAAAGAATGGCGATCTTGAATTGGATAAATTATCTTCTGTTTATTCGGATGGTGATGTTTTTGTACTAGGTCATAATCATCAATTATATGCAAAGCCAGTTGATTCTATTAGAATTGTAAATGGCGAAGAAGAACTAAGAAGAAGATGGTATATTAGGGGAGGTTCTTTTCTTAGATATGCCAATTATGCTCGGTATTCTATGTATCCTATTATAAGAACTGGTTGGGTTACTATGGAGTTTAGTAAAGGAGGAATAAAATGTTGGGAAAATTAGGAGATCATGTGCCTAATATAATTAAGTTGCCATTGGATGTAGCTGTAAAAGATTTAAAGAAGTATAAAAAAGAAATGCCTTTTAATTTATATGCTCTATCTTCAAAACAAGTAAATTATCTTAGAAGAATGTTATCTATTATAGAAGGAATGGAAATCCCAGAAAGGATGATAGATGAATAGTATTGATAAAAAAGTTTTTGACTTGATGAATCGAGTTGAAAATAAATCTAATATAATTGTATCAAATAGCTATCACTTTGGTGATTCTAAGATACATGGTACTGGAGCATTCGCATCAAGAGATATACAGCCTGAAGAAATTATTGGTAGCGCTTTTTCATATGCAAACAAAAAACTATCAAGAACAGAACTGGGAGCTAAGGTTAATCATCAGTTCAATAATAATTCTATTATGAGAAAAGACAAGAGTGGTTACAATTTATATGCTACAAAAGATATAAAAAAAGGTTCTGAAGTAACAGCAAATTATGAGGAGACTCCAGATTTTATAGATAAAAATACAAAAGGGTTTAAGGAGATAGAATGAATTACATTTTTGATAAATGCGTAGAGTTACTACTTTGGCTAGGGCCTGCATTTAATTTAACGTATAAAGAAATTAATGTTTTAATCTTTGTAATTATAGAACCAACTATATTTATGATAATGCTTTATATTATTTTAAAGCAGTATTTAAGTAATGAATATAAATAGTCAAGATGTAAATAAAGCTGAAGAAGCTTTAATGCTTGCACATAAAGACCTTATCTCATTTGGTAAGTTATTTCTAGACAGTGATTTTATGCGTAGCGAAACGCCATTCTTTCATTATGAGATTGCTGATGTAATAGATGATAAAGAAATAAAGCAAGTTGCTATAATTATACCAAGAGGTCATGGAAAAACTGTATTAACTAAAGCATCAATTCTGAAAGATTTCTTATTTTGTCCAAAAGATGACTTCTTATTTTATGCATGGGTATCAGCTACTCAGAAATTGAGTGTAGGTAATATGGATTATATAAAGCATCATTTAGATTATAATGAAAAGATAAAGTATTATTTTGGTAATACGAGAGGTAAGAAGTGGACAGAAGAAGATGTTGAATTAACAAATGGATGTAAGTTAATTAGTAAGTCTAACGTGTCTGGTATAAGAGGTGGTGCAAAGCTACATAAAAGATATGACTTAATAGTATTAGATGACTTTGAACATGAGGCAAATACAATTACAAGAGAAGCTCGAGATAAAAATGCTAATTTGGTTACCGCTGTAGTCTATCCCGCTCTTGAACCACATACTGGTCGTCTTCGTGTTAACGGGACTCCAGTTCATTATGATAGTTTTATTAATAATTTACTTACTAGCAGTACTAAAGCTAGAGAAAGTGGTAATGATTTTGCTTGGAATGTTATTACATATAAAGCTATTACAGATGACGACAGTCCTTTGTGGTCTTCTTTCTTCAATAAGAAAAAGTTAAGAGAGAAGAAGAAATTTTATGCTGACTCAGGACAACCACAGAAATACTATCAAGAATATATGATGGAAGTAATGAGTGATGAAGATGCGGTATGGACTAGAAGACATGTGATGTATTGGGAAGGATATTATAAACATGAAGATGGAGTTAATTATATTGTAAAAGATGGCGAAGATATACCTGTTAATACATTTATAGGATGCGATCCTGCTACAGATATAGACACTAAGCATGCTGACTTCAGTGTAATTATGGTAATCGCAATAGATGCAAATAATGATTTATATGTTTTAGAATATGAAAGACATAGAAGTATTCCAACGATTGGTAGTAAAGCTCCTGACACAGGTGAGATAATTGGTAAGAAAGGAGTTGTTGATTATATATTGGAACTTCATCAGAAATATAATTGCACATCATCAACTGTCGAGGATGTAGCTATGAATCGTTCAATCTTCCAAGCACTGAATGATGAAAGAAGGCGATTAAATCGTTACGATATAGCTGTAATTCCTGAGAAACCAGGCGGAACTAACAAGCGTAACCGCATATATAGTGGTCTTTCAGCTCGATTTAGTACAGGAACGGTACGTTTAAGGAAGAATATGTTTGATTTGATTAACGAAATCGTTACCTTTGGCCCCAAAATGGCTCATGACGATACAATAGAGAGTCTTTATTACTCTCAAGTACACTCATTTCCTCCAAATATGAAGAAAGATAAAGAAAAAAGGACTTGGTTTAAGCCCACAAGAAAAGCGAAAAGTTGGATAGTAGCGTAAAATATGGTTAGTATAGGTCAAATGCGAAGTCTGGTTGAGAGAACATGTTCTAAGATGGGTGATAAGTATGCATCAAAGGATGCTGTTGAATTAGTATTAGCTACTGGTATAGTAGAATCAAGATATGAATATATTAGGCAAATGGGTGATGGCCCCGCCAGATCGTTTTGGCAAGTAGAGCCAGCATCTGCAGTTGACAACTGTCAGCACTATTTAAAGTACAGGTCTAGTTTAATGAAAAATTGTGCAAAAGCTAGTCTTGTTGATACTAAGTATTGGCAGATGTATGAAGAAGAAATATGGGCAGAGATACTAGAAAAGAACATAGCTGCTGGTATTGTTCATTGTAGATTAAAGTATAGAAGAGTACCAAAGAGATTACCTAGTTCTTTAGAAGGACAAGCTGAATATTGGAAGAAGTATTATAATACTGAAGGCGGTAAAGGTGATCCTGACCATTTTGTAGAATCAGTTAAGAAGTGGATGATGTAAATGCCTGATTTGTGGTCAATAGTAACTTCAGCAATAGCTCCAATCATTAGAGAAAGAAGTGTTCACAGTTTGCGTGGATTTGATTATGACCAAGACTGGCTATCGGTTATAGGAAGTTTTATAGGTGGTGAGGGTGACTTCACTGATTCTCAAGTTAAAGATATGGTAGAAAGAGTTTATCCCACTGCTTTAAAAAAGGGAACAATTAAACCTTGAAAAGAGGTGACCTAGAAAAGGGAAGAAAACCTCCAATGAGAGTCCAAGAAAGAATGGATATGATGTTAATGGCAGCCGATATGCCACAGAAATATGGCACAATGAAGAAAAGTCTTTGGCAACCAACTGTGGGTAAAGAAAAGAAAGATGTTTTTTATACATTTGGAGACCCTAGCCAGATGAGTGATATATATAAAGGATTATCAGAAAAGATACCTTACATGGAGAAAGAGACTGCAAGACGAAAAGAAGCTGGAGAAAAGCCGAGAATGTTTAATGTTGGTTATCCTTCAGATGTTAGAAAAGGTGAAGCTGATTTTGACTGGTCTCAGCATCATGTCGGAATGGAGAGATTTCAAATTGGAGTAGGTGAAGACCGTACGGGAAAATATATGTCTATATATGATCCTTGGGATATAGCTGGAGGTGAACTTACTCAGGGAGTTTTTCCTGGTTTTCAGATATATGATAGAAGATATTATGAAATGACTCCACCAGATCAACCTGATATTAAAAGGGCTCCTCCCACTGAACTTACTGCTCCTCAACCAGTGCCAGTAGGGCAAATGCCTGTTGGTAGAAGTAAAGCATCAATAGAAGATAAAATAATGAATTTTTTACATAAGGTTATATAATGGCAAGAGTGACAAATAAGAAAAGAGCGCAAGTAAACAAACAGCTTTGGGAAAGAGCTAATAATAG